GAGTCAGCTTGTGTCCCTGGATCGCTTTCGCTTTGAGAAGAGGAAGACGAGCTATGGGACTCGCTTGATGATGATGAACTGGAAAAAGATTCCGATATTGTTGTTCCATCAACCTTGACGCTGTCGATATAGGAGATGCAGTTATCGGTGTCATAGCCGTATTGATAAATATCTATCCTGCCATTTGCTCCGCCGCCACCTACCCACATTGATATTCCGGCAGCGACTAAATCATTATCTTTATAAAGATCATATGTGCCAGCCACCCAATTTATATTTACACGCCATGTACCCCATGTATCCAATGATACTATATTAGTACCTACCTCTTCGTATGCTGTGCTATAGTTGTAAAGCCCATCTGTCGTATATTTAAAGTACACATAGTTACTTCCATTGCTGATCCTAACTAAAAGGAAATCCACATTGCTATATGGGCCTATTAGATCATTGTATAAAGTAATCTTTATCGTTGTTGTGTTGCCAAACGACCCAACATTACGCCGAATTCCAGCTAAATCCCTATTCGCAGCACTGTTGGGGCCTGAATCTAATTTAAAACAAGATCGCCCATCAAATGTTACCTGTGTGGTGGTCGCGTCCCCTTTGTCAACTTTCGTCCAGCCGGTGAGAGAGGCGCAGCCGTCATTGAGGCGATCCCAATCATACATTACGCTGGAGCTGCTTGAACTGATTGAAATTGACGAGCTGGAAAATGAAGAACTGGAACTCATTGAACTAGAAGAAAAAGAAGAGCTGCGTGTCACAGAAACCCTCGCAATTATCGGGTATGATAAGCCTACCTTGGGACACCCGGCTGTCGCTGTTATAGTATCGAATGTCCACAATCCATGCTGAAAATCATATATACAATCGAGGTTTGGAATATCCTCATTGTAAGGAATTACAAAATGCACTTCTTTTGTATTCATATCTATAAAAGAAAAGGCCCTGGATATTTGCAACATATTAAGACCTTCAAATATCCATCCGTTATTGTTGGCGCCTATAGATTTTACTTGATATCCGTCAAACTCGAAGATGTCCTCTAGCCCAAAGAAAAATATTCTATCTCCTGTCGTTGCAACTAACCTGTGCCAAAGAGCCCCTATCTCGTTGTTTATTACTTGTTTAGAATAGACGCTATCCCCTCCAACATAATTTAGCATGTGCATCATGTTGGTCTGGAAAATAACATACGAATCTCTGATTCTTGCTCCGCCTGTTATCGGCATAGGAGACTCTGTTAAATCGCCATAAAGAGCCTCGCTTGCGGGGTTTGTATAATCAAAGTCGGAGGCATCATCAAGGCCGCTGCTCCAATATCTATTAGGAACCACGCCATCAACATGATCCCTAACATTAAGACACAGAACATGCCTCTGAAACGTATCTACAACCTTCGCCCTTAATCCATTGCATTCAAGAACTTCATGGTGGTCAAAGTCGCTTCCCGGTATATAAACTATCGGGTCCATATAATTTGTTGCTATTACATTGTTTCCAAAAGATGTAAAAACCCAAGGGGTTGCCTCTATAGCTAAATACCTATATGCTCTGCCATCAAAAGGATATACCTCGGCTGCGCATGAAGCAGAAGAGCTTGACGAAAAAGAAGAGGTCGAACTTGAGCTAGAAGACTTAGAGGATCTAGAGACTGATGAACTAGAGCTTGAAGTGCTACAAGGAGGACAGATCTGGGTCTCCCCAGTGGGTGAGAGCTGATAAACCGCATAGTCCAAAATCTCGTCCCAGTCTTCCGTATCCCACCAATACCATCCATCATCCCACATACGTTCTTGTGGAAGTTCTATTTTATAGAGGTAATTAATATCTCCATAAAATATATAGTTTACCGCCGATCTGTCCTGATATTGCATAATACCCATGATATATTCATCATGTTCGCAGTCATTTATCCTGACAAACCCTTTCCGTCTCTCTACCCATCCATCCTCTATCTTTACGCCATAACCTTCTGTAAGCCCCCCTTCCGGCATCTCATGAGATGGAATGTCGTTTAAAACCCCTTGAGTAAAAGGCATAATAGAGAATGGCAACACTCTACTCAATATAAGTCCTCCGTTATCATTTCCCTCATTCCTGTTATTTCTTGCCTTGTCACTTCGGCCTGTAAGTCTTCAAGGATCTCATCTCTCTGTGCTTTCCATATCATAAGTCTCTCGTCATCCTTTATGAACGCCTCCATTCCTATAAGAACATCATATCGCAAGGCTCTTAGATATGGGGAATTTGTTGTCCATTCGTTGCTTTTATTTGTTACAAGATGAAGCTCTGCTAAATGATGATGGGCTTTAAGTCTCAACGTATATGCAGCGTCGGACTGCGGAGCATATCGTATTGTATGGCCCATAATTGTAAGCATTCTGGGTCGTCCAGTCTCCGGTGTATCTGCCACATCAAAAGGATGCTCATCTCTCATCGTAGCATGGCTTGTCACGCCTATCTCATATTTGATATTATCAGAATCCCTTATCTCAGCATCATATATTCTGATTATATGCCAGGGAAGAACTGTCGAATTAGAATAGGCAGGAATATCAGATACAAACTCGTCCACAAGAAACCATAGAGGTAATTTCTTTTCAAGAGCTGCCTGCGATTCTATTATTTGTTGGGCAATTATATTGTCCAGCTCACCGTTTCGCCTATTAAGCCACTCAGCTATATTATCAATAAGCTCCGCATAGGTCATAAACCCTTTCTCCTATATAGGGGGGGTTACCCCCCCCTGGTTTATAAAGGGTTATCTGCCCTTATCCCGATGTTATGCACCAACCTAAGGACTCTGACTTTGAAATAAAAGAATCATAGGATCTGCTGTATGTTGAAGCAGAGTTTGAATTTGTCCCTGTTCCAGAATCCCACTTGGTTATCCTGCTTTCATGCCAGTCTGAGTCTGCAACTCGCCTGTCGGCCCATTCGATCTTGTACCCGAAAATGCCATACCAGGCCAGCCCTTGCCTTCTCTGATAGTCCGAAGTCTCTTTGATTCTCACTTCCTCCGGCACAGCTATTGCCTCAATGACAGTATCAGCACCAAAGAAATAAGCCTCAGACGAATGGCCTAGCGTAAAATTGGTCGCATCCATCCCGTGATTTGTCTCGATAAATCGGCATCCATAATACCGACCCACCTCTCCATTAAGAACCGGCTTACGACCTGGAACAGTGTACATCTGAACATCCTCAAGTTCATCCTTGAGATTCCTCAGCGCAAAGGTTGTGCCAAGACAAATATAATCTGTTCCATCATATGTTGGTACTTCCCGTGATCTAAGATCGTCGATAATCTCCTTTACATGGAATGGGTACATCCCTGTTCCATTTGCCAGCCCGGGGTATCCGTTGCGAAAGAATGTTCCTGTTGCCGCTGTCTGACCGACATACCGGACAAGACACTGATCAAACTCCATCTCCACCACCGAATCAATGGTGTTTGCCGCATCCCTGGCAAGCAATTTCCTGATAATATCGTCAATCTCCCACTTGGACAAAGCCTTTGCCTTCCCCGTAAAAGGTACGCTATTTCCATATTCTTTTACGCAGACAGTATCAGTTTTTATCCTGAACCTGTCCTCTGGCATAAGATGTCGTTCCAGAAGGCCCATCACGTTTGCCCCATTTTGAAGATTAGTTACATTCCTATAGTCCACCGTATCGCCATTGCCTTTTCCCAGAGCCTCTTTGAGGTCGCAAAACTGTCTGAACTGACAATTCGGGGTTAAGTAATAGCGAAGCCTTGCCGAAAGTTTATTTTGGTGCAGATATCCCGCACGAGGTAATTGATAAAACCACTGCATAACCCGCTCCTTACGTTGCTATATTTATAATCCTTGGGCAGAGTTCCTTTTCTTCATTAAATTAGCAACATACTGTTCATGGCTTAGAGTAGGAATGTCATCGTCATCTTCTGACTTCTTCTGGACGGTAGACGGTTTTATCTCTTTGGCCTGTTTCTTTGCTTTTCTTTGTTGCTCATCCCTTTCCTTGAGGAAGGTTTCGCGCTCCTTGGTAAGTTGAGTCCCTGCATCCTGCGCCTTGCGGAGTTCTCTCGCTAAAAGATTGACATCCTTGTAATATCTCATCACAAGATCCATCGCTGGAAAGAAAACTCCGGGGCCATAGTTTGTTAACAGATTCTCGTTTACCATTGAAGCATACTTCTGTCTAAAATCTATAAACCCAGGATCATAGTCTAATTGATCGGCGTCAGGATGAGTCTGATACAAAACCTGTTTGCAGGCGTTAAACTGCGTCTGATATGTAAGCTGCTGCTCCTTCTGCCGAAGTTCCCTGTTCCTTTTTCTTGATTCTATTTCCTCGCTGGTTAGATATTGCGAGAGCAAAGCCTCATTCTCGGCTTCCATTTCCTGCTTACGCAAGTTAACCTGCTGCATTTGGTTTTCTAGCTGTGTCTTATAATGGGCCACCTGCTGTAATTGCTGTGTAAGATGTCCCTGTAGCTGGTATGACCTCCTAAGCTCCTCTATTGTTGCTTTGCTCTCAACGCCATTTATCTTTAAAGGAATTTCAGTTTTTAAAAAAGCCTCTTCTGATAAAGTCGGTTTTTCGCTTAAAGGCTCTTCCTTAACTCCATCATCTGTTCCTTCCTTTGGAGCCTTTCCCTTTTCTTTTTTGCCGATATTGGAGTCTTTATCTTCTGGTAAACCCTCTTCTTCTTTTCCTTCTTCATCTTCAACGGCCTCCTGTTCTGCGGTTTCATCTTCAAGGTCATCTTCCTGTTCGAGCTTGTCATAGGCGTCCATATCAACACCCAGCTCTTCCAAGTCCCTTCTTTGTTGCGTCTTGTATCTCTCTAGGATTTTATCCCTAGCAGACGCTTTTAGAATTTCGTCCCCGCTTTCATAATTGTCGGCCTTCTGTTGAAAAGCATCATCATTTACGCTTATAGGGGTGTTCAATTCCGCGTTCATATCGTGCGGATCTTGAAGTCCCTGTTCGTTTTTTTCACCCATTTTCTTCCTCCATACTTAGGGTTTCTTTCTCTGCTAAATCGCCATCCATTATTACTCTCTTTATCGCCAATATTACAGCATCAAATAATTTAGCTGTCTGTTGCCTTGTTACAATCTCCACCTTGTTGTCTGGATCCGCATCTATTAGTTTCTCCCTCGCATGAAGGGATAGCTCCTTTATCACATCAAGAATAGCATTACATTTTTTACATTCCAGGCATGCTTCCATATGCGCTGCTCTGTCTATATCCTTGTGCAGCTTGCCTATAAGCTCTTCTAATGTAGCGTCACCTGTATATCTGTTGTTCACCGCCGAATCCTTGCCCACTTTCTACTTGTGGCGAGGCAGCCATTCCGGGGATCTGATTCCCTCCGCTATTTGCAGCATTCATAAGTTGAGGAGGGGGCGCATTAGGATTAAGAATGCTCTGTTGCGCCACCTGACCAAACTTTGACATTATCATAGCAATCACGCTGCTATTGATAAATCTATCAGGATTCTCGTGCCCAGCCAAAGGTAGGGCCTCCCTGACGGCCTCTATAATGTTCATAACAGGGGCTCCATACTGCGAATTAATAGCCATCATCCTGTCTATAATCATACCAAGATTCCTAAATTTAACCTCTCTCGAAGTGGAGCCTACTCCGGCATTCACTTCTACATCATACTTTCCTTCGATTGCATCACGAGACCATACGCCATCAAAGTCTATCCCTTCCTGATCCGCAACATGTCGCAACACCTCTTCGTTCTCAAATTGCTGCTCAAACTGAACTATTATTTCCAAGGCTGGCAACATAAAGGTTTCGTTTATAATCCTTAACTCCATTGCTATAAGAGTGTTGGCCTCTTCTGTAAGAATACTTACACCTGTTGCGGTCTTATTCATCCCTGGCCGTTGCGTTCCCATATTATACGGGGTTATTCCGGTAAGTTCTTCAAATGCTATTTCATTCATCTCTTGCTCTTTATAGGAAGAGCCTGTCACGTCCTGATAAACCAATTCCCTCACGGCAAGATCCGATATATCCTTGCCTATGATAGGGGCTCCTGGCCTAGAATAAAGCAATGAATTAATATCCAAACCCGCAGATTCCCTTATAAGGAGCTTCTTGTTTAAAGCCAAGGTTACGTTGTCCCTTCTTTGATTCCTTATGGCGTTTATTTCTCTCTGCAATCCTTCTGTTGTCTCAAGAAAAGATGTCCAATAAGACGATCCAGAATCGGGGATTGATCCTCCGACAACATAAGGCCTCCCCTTGCAAGGCCATTTTTCCTCCACGTATTCAGGATCGATCAACATAAAATCGGCCTTGAGAGAAAGGAAATACACATCTTTTCCGTCAATATTCACAAAACATTTCCAAACCTCTATCTGTTGCCACGTTTCCGACTTGCTTTCTCCCCTTGAGATATCATTATATGTTTCCATTTCAAATTCGCTAGGTGAATAGATATACTGAAACATGCTGTTGTCATCATTTACGTCAAGGTCTTCCGGCTTTTTCCAGTCTCCCGACTCCCATTTTTTTCTAGCTTCATATAAATAATACGGGATTTTTTCAACTAGGCATGGACTTGTATTAACAGGGTCTATAGGGTCTGCCGATGGCGCAATAAATAAATTCCAGATATGAACATGCCTCATAGAGGGCTGGTCTTCAATTACCTCAAGAGTAGTAATCTCTCTTTCTTCTGTGCTCTCCAGCTCTCCCTCTTCATTAAAGATTGGGACTGTTTCTGTTGTCACCGATTCTTTTTCAGTATAGTCCCACCCAATCTGAACAGCCCCGTTGCCGTACTTCATCATGTCTTGCCATGCAAAAAGACAATTCATGAAAAATTTTAGAGTATGTTTGAGTCTGTAATTTACCACGGCATATATTAGCTTTGCCGCCAAGTGCATTACAGGATCTTTTTTCTTGCGAGGAGTTATTGATACAATATCGGGATTTCCAAAATATGTACCGATAAATGCCGCAAGCTTCCTTACCATAGCGTTTCTGGCCTTAGGAATATAGAGCTTGCTTCTGTGGCTATATCGAGGATCGTCATACAGCTTTGAGTTCTCATGAATCATGTGATAGATATTTTCATTCTTGCGCCATTGAGGATATAAATACTGCTCCATGTATTTTTTTGACGAGCCCTGGAAGGACTTTATGTAAGCCAAATATTCCTTTTTAGACAAAGGCATATTTTCCATAGTTAATACCCTATTACCTCATCCAAGGGCTCTTGTATATAATTATTTACATTAAGGGCCTCATAATAATACGGGTTGAGCTGAAAAATGTATCGTAATGCGGCGTGCATATGATGTTTTCCTTCCGCCAGCTTGTCTTTTTTCCCTGACATACTTTCATCTCTATACATATCCCTGCTTAATGTCTGCATAGATTTTATGCCCATCTTGCAAGTATCAAACCATCTAAGAACGGGGGAACCTGTCAACTTGTTAGGCTTTAAGTATTCTCTTATTTCCGAGACCCCTTTTCCGACTGACCCTGGGCCTTTTGGGGCAAGAAACGCCACCAATCCCTCTTTGATAAAGCCTGAGTAGATGTCCTGATCGAAGATTCTAATGTCAGTTTTGGCCGAACTGTCCATCACCGCCCACCCCAGCCTATACCCCTTACTCTCTTCTTTGGTTTTATTGGCTATATCGTGGATGCTTCCCTCAATAAACAATTCTTTTATTACAAACATATCGCCCTTTCTCCCTACGGCAAGGAAAACGACCGCTGTCGGAGTTGTGATATGGGGATCTATACCAAGAAAGACAACATAATCGTTTGTTATCTCAAACGGCGCTACGGTATGCAAACCTCTCTTAAATTCATGATAGACGAGTCCGCCCATCGAAGTGAATCTCCCGAAAACCCTAGCGTCTTTTTCCTGCTCAGAATATCCGTTGATAGTTCTGATTATATCCTCTTCTTTGAGGGTATAGTTGTCAAAAAGAGAGGCTGTAAAGACATCGATAAGATCCTCTCTGTTGTCAAACAGCTTGTCATACATCCAAGTCAGGCCATTCAGAGGGGTCATGGATGTTTGAATATATCCCGATGTTCTTAGTATCCTCATGAGGCATTCTTTGTAAATCTCTTCTGGAGGCTCCTCATCCAGGCTCACGAAGTCCACTGCTGCTGATTGAAATTTTTTCCACCCCGATTCATACGATTTCAGATAAACCTCGCTGTTATTTTTATATATAACCTTTCGTTCTCCTGCCGCATAATCCAAGATGTAATTCTTTCCAAGAGCCAGTAAGGCTTGAAGAGGACCGTCTCTATTAAGGCTGTAGTCTTCGCATGCTACCCACCCAATACACGGTGTTTGCCTGTGTATAGTGGGATGTCTTCCAATCATAACAGCCGTCATTTTTGCCATAGCTGTCCATGTTTTTGCGGAGCTGTTCCCTCCGACAAGAGCTGTCTCATGACTGGTACTTTTCAGAAAGGCCTCGTGTGATCTTGTAAAGGGCCTAAACACATCTATCCCTATATCCATTATGGCCTGTTTTCTGTTGAGCCAGTATTTATGCACAGGTTCTCTCTCTGGCTTGCCAAACAAATCTTCCGAGACAAAGCCATGTGCTTCGATGTCTATAGGCACATCAAAATTAAGTAATTCCTTCTTTTGCATAGTCCTTATCGATCTTTTTTGTTTCTTTGGGGTTATTCCTGCTTATTTGTTGCAGGAGCCTTTCTATCCCAGAGGCTTCATCGTCCATTCGCTTATTGATAGACTGGACGACAATAGCAATGTTGGAAGTAGATTTGTTTTCCAGGAGCCTTCTTGTATCGAGTATTGTCTTGTAAGTATAGGCCAGGTCTCCACCCTTCATCGCCGCCAGTTTTTCGGGCTTTTCCATTTCGGTCAAAATATTTGATGATATATAATAAAGCCTAGACAGCTCCAAATCTCTAAGAGCCGTTAGGAGAGCCTCATTTTCATCATCTTCTCCGTCTGTTTTAATTTCTCGTATTTTATTTAGAGACAATCCGGTTGTTTCAGAGATTCGAGATTGGGCAAGACCGCTATCGAGCAAAACCTTAGCGTAGGCTCTTTGTATTGCCGGGCTTTTTAAAACATTTTCAAAGATTTCCTTCTGACCTGCCTTGATTATTTCTTTTTCTATGTTTCTCTTAATTCCTCTCGGCATGTCTTTATTGTCGGCAATTTTTATATATTTGTCAAATATCTTTTTTTATGGTATAATTGTTCTTTCAAATAATAAGTAGATTTTGATTGGCAAGCGGCATAAGAAAGCCCTTCATCCAAGATCTTTACGCTTTTTGGGTTTTTTATGTCGCTTGCTAGAGAATTTACCTCCTTTTTAAGGCCTTATCTTTGTGTAAGGCCTTTTTTTTCTGATAAACCTTTAGGCCTTGACAAGATGCTATGTTTGGCGTATAATTAAAACAATATGCGAGAGTATTATAAATCAAAAAAGTCCTTTTTGTCCCTGGCTCAATTAGCCTTATGTTGTAATACTCTCGCAGGTTGGACAACTATGATTGAGCCGGGGACAAAAAGTGACTTTATCTATGATCTTGACATGCGCGGCGTCGAGGGAGGGGTAGGGTGTGAGTAAAGCCCCTGCATTTCAATTTTACATCAAAGACTGGTTATCAGATCCACAGCTTAAAATGGCAGAGTGGTCAACAAAGGGTATTTGGATTGATATGCTTTGCTATATGTGGAGTGCTCCGGTTAGGGGTGAGCTGCAGGGAGCCAAGAGTAAAATGATCAAAATGATCGGCGCAAACGAGGCCGATTTTAACCAATTTTTAGAGGATGCAAAGCAATTATCGTTTTGTGACATTTCCGTTACGGATAACGAAAACATAACGGTGCGTAACAGGCGTATGTATCTGGAAGAAAAAGACAAGAAAAACAACAAAGAACGGCAACAGCGACATAGGGATAAACAAAAAAGTAACGGCAAAATAACGCCCCTATCTCCTACTGCATCTCCATCTCCTACTGCAAAGAAAGAAAAAACTATCGCGCAAAATGCGCTCAAAGGGTTTGAAAAATTTTGGTCAATTTATCCAAAAAAAAGAAGCAAGGGGGATGCAGAAAAAGCCTGGAAGAAAATCAAGCCGAACGAGCAGCTTTTAGCGATCATAATCGCCACAATAGAGCGGGCCAAGACTTCGGATGATTGGGTGAAGGATAACGGGCAGTATATACCGTACCCTGCAACATGGCTTAACGGGAAGGGATGGGATGATGACTATCAGGCCAACAAGGGAGGAAAAGAGTTGTGGTAAAAATAGATCCTATCACCATGGGCGACATACTGGAGCCATTTGAAAAGCAGTTCAAAAAGTTTACAGCAGGACAAAAAGAGATCTGGTATGATAAGCTATGCTTGCTTGATCGTAAGTATCTTGAGAAAGCAATCGGCTTCTTGGTTGAAAAAAACAGAACAATGCCAACAATACAGGAAGTTAAGTCTGCTTACTGGGAAGCCAGAGCTAGTGATCGGGAGCAATTAAACACACAGGTCGAGGGATGCGCTCACTGTAAGCATGGATGGGTTAAATTCACCATATGGGGCAACACCGAACACACAAGGCATAGGCTCCACGAGTTTACCTGTCCGTGTGCATATTGTCTGCCTGATTACAATCTGCCCCAGGTGATCAAACGCGATGATAAGATATTTTGGGCCTGCGAGAAGGTTAGTGATAATAAATACAAGGCGGATCTCAAACACCTGGAACTCATCGATGACGCAAGGCCCGGCAAGATAAGCGATAGGAGGGATTAGATGGCAACGTGTCTAAACAAAGTGACTATCATCGGCTATATAGGCAAAGACCCTGACCTTAGACATACAGAGGGCGGGAAAGATGTCTGCTCTTTCTCGGCAGCGACAACAGAAAAGTGGAAGGACAAGTCGGGCGAGTGGCAGGACAAAACCGAGTGGCATCGTGTTGTAGCGTGGGGCCGCCTCGCAGAATACTCAGGCCAATATCTTACTAAGGGCTCCCGAGTCTATGTCGAGGGCAAGATACAATCCCGCAAATGGCAGGACAAGAATGGGAATGACAAAACTACCACTGAGATAATCGCACAACAGGTCATTAACCTATCACCAAATGGCCGTGGTGATGATGTATCACCCGGAGGGGTACCAAAGGTCAATTCTGAAAATGAAAACGAACCACGGGGCTCTGATGATGATTTTGATGATATCCCGTTTTAAGAAAGGGGTGGAAAATGTTTACTGACTATTACGATGACAGTGGAATTGAGTTTGAGATAGAGTTTGACAAGGATTATCTTGAGATAAAAAATATAAGAGTTTCAGGTGTTTTTTATAAAACGCCGGACGGTCGCAGCTGGCAAGTCAAAGACATTCCATCCAGCTGCCTTACTATAATGGCTTTTTTTGCTGATGATCGGTATATGACCGATCCTGTTTTCAAGAAGTCCATAGACGACACAATAAAGAGAAAGGCCGGCAGAAAGGACACATGGTCGTGAAAAAAAACGCTGACAAGTACCGGAGGATCTACGAGCGGTCGTTGATGCCAGACATGACGCATGACAAGCTCGGTCAGCTGTTTGGCATGAGCAGGGCAAACATCGGATATATTATCCGGCAATATAAAAAGCTGAATAAAATTACGGATGATCAGAATAAATAACCGAAAGGAGAATAGCATGCAAACCACAGAAGATGAATTTGATTTTTTCAAAACTGAATGTGACAAATGGATAAGAGTTTTTGGACTACTTGGATGGGGTGTTCTTTACGAGCATGTAGATATAAAAGAAAATTGGTATGCTTCTGTTCGGGTTAATAACTTGGAGGATCGTATAGCTTTATTTTCCTTCAATAAAAATATTACCGAAGGAGAAAGAGAATTTTTAGACATAAGAAAAACAGCTTTCCATGAAGTGATGGAATTATTACTATGGCCTATGCACTATATAGGAGAAAGTAGATATACCAGTCCAGAAGAGCTGACCGAGGCTAGGCATGTGATAATTAGAACATTGGAAAATATTGTCTATCCGGTAATGATAAGGGCCACCAGTCCTTTGTTATCTCGAAAGAAAGAAAATGATTGAAGAGTTGAAATAAAAAGAAGTAAGAGGATGCAGGAAATGACTCCCGAGACCGCCATAAAGAAGCAGATCAAGGACTACCTCAAGATCAAGGGCTGGCTGTGCTTCTACAATCTCCAAGGTCTCGGGTCATATCCCGGCATACCAGACCTGACGGCAATCAAGGACGGCAGGGTGCTGCAGATCGAGGTTAAGACCCCGAAGGGCAAACAAAGCGCAAAACAGGTATCCTTCCAGGCGGACTGGGAGGCGTTCGGTGGTGAGTATGTAGTTGTAAGATCATACTTAGACGTCGAGGATGCCATTAAAAAAGGGGGGTAAGACATGGGATATTCAAAAACAGTAATATTGGGTTACGCAGGCAAAGACCCTGAGGTGGGAGTTACAAGGGGTGATAACAAGGTAACATATTGTAATATCTCTATGGGATGTTCTCTGTTTATAGCGGGGAAAAGGGAGACTGCCTGGTATGACATAACGTTTTGGGGGAAAGAGGCTGAGAACGCCTATAAGTTCCTGAGGAAGGGTTTTTTCTTTGGAGCGGAAGGCGTCTTCATTAAGCGTACATATAAAACTCAGGCAGGGGAAAGATCCAGGTGGATTCTTAACGCCGAGAGTCTTATTCTAACTCCAACCGGAAAAGAGCGGATTGAGGATGACTAAGCCCTTTGCTTGTCAGGCTCACGGTAGAGGATTACCCTCCCACAGCGGGGAGCATCGGGCTCCCCGCTAATTTGAAAGGATGACCAATGAGCACATTATCAGACTGGTTCAGAAACGAAGGCAAGCGGGAAAAGAGCCCTCACGCAGAAGAGATTATCGCCATAGCAAAGAGGCTGCGGGAGATCAAGGCAAGGCGAAACTGGATTCATGCCTATTGTCAGGCGAAGACGGAGGATGCGAGATGAACTGGACAAAAGTAACAGAAGGAATGCCTAAGCCGGGGCACGATGTCCTGGCGGTATATCAGAGCGAGCATGACGAGAGGCGCATTATTAAGGCCGTTTTCTTTCCAAGATTTTGTCATGAGACGGACAATGATGTTGATGTGGATTATGACCCGGTGGAGGATACCTATTTTTACCGTGAAGGTTGGTATGAGGTGAATGAAGTCTCTTATACTTACACATTTTGTTGGGAAGGTATTACCCATTGGCAGGAATTACCAGGGTTGCCGGAGAACACGAGATGAACCCCTGCACATGCAGAAGAGGCCCCGGAAGTTGTTTGATGTGGGACGAGGAGAAGGGGTGTACGGCTACCGAGGATATTCGAGCCGATGAGCCTGGACACGTTATAGTGACGTTGGGTGGCACGGAATACGACCTGACGCCAAGCAGGGCCAGAGAGGTGGCGCAGAGAATATTAGAGGCGGTTGCCGAGGCCGAGAAGAAGGAGGATTAAGATGTACGATCTAAATGAAATGATTAAGGAACCTGACACAGCAAAAGCCTGGAGGATGAACGGGTACAATTGGTTCTGGCTTTGGCTTGAGTTAGGCAGGATTTATCAGGAGAAGTGG